CCTTAAAGTATACAGCATATGCTGAATTATAAAAAGATTCGATTATAGAAGCTTCTGCACATAAACCAGAAGTTTCCTCTGCCTCACGCCTATCTTCATAGCGTAAGTTCAGACCTACACTTAGAGCTAACTCTGGTGTGCAAGTCTGAATATACTTACCTTCGTACATGTCGTCTATTATGGTATATGCCATCCCAGCTTCCTGAGATTATGGCGGTAGAAAAAGGATCGGGTATTTGTATTTGTAAAGTATATTTTTCGTTCTTGCGTTGTATAGGTACTCGTACACTGCGAGCTAATTCTGCAGGAGGCTTATCAAATACAGAAGAATTAGATAATACACCAGACTCAAATTGTACATAATCGTCTATATCTTTAGTAACATTACCACTAGCATCTACATATGAGTAGGGTGATGTAAGATGAAACTCTATAGGGCCACCTACACCTAACTCAAAGTTAATACCATTTATACGTAGATCTCCGTCCACATCATAGACGTTTTGACCCACGTTTAGATAGTATGTTGGTAATTCAATAATACTTGTATATTTATATCCTACAGCAACCTTTGCTGCACTATGTAAGTTAATACCATTAAATGTTACACTGTTAGTTCCTACAGCATCAGCTGCCCTTACAACGCCAGCTATGGAGTTACCATCGCTATCGTTACCAGATAAACCAACCATAACTAAATTTGTAGTGTTAGCAGGTGTATATGGTATTGTAAGTACAGTCTTTTCTGGAGCTGTAGTTGTCTGAGCTGACCCAGCTACGTTTGTAGCTATAGTCATCATATCTAAATGTGCCTCAAACTGTCTTGCAGTTTTGAGAGGAGAACCTACATCACTAGCAGAACCACCTAGTACATATGCTCTATTACTGTTTGCATCTGTAACATACTCGTATCTACATAGTTTATATGTATTATCATGTAGTGTAACTGCAAAGAAACTACCACCTGTATACAATGTGTGCTGTGCTGTGCCTGTTAATGTCCAACTATACCACGCTGATTGCTCACGTTTGTTACCCGCATTATAATATTTGTAGTGATATACTGCATTATCTCCTTTTTTACTATAACTGACAATACCTATAGCTGTAGAATTAGCAGATTTAGTTATATCTTTAGGTAAAAACTCTGGTACAACTCTAGTTTGTTCTATAATCTGGGGAGGTGTGTCATCATCTATAATTGTAGCTTCAAATGCTCTAGCATATGCTGCTACGTTTGATGTAAATAGTACGGATGTACCTAGATCTACAGGTTGTATTGACGAGTCACACTCGTAACTAGCTACTTTTTTTAATCTAGCAGTCTTAGGACTAAATATATCTGACTCTGTAAATAATAAAAATTGACCGTTATCACTAAACAACATCATACCCTTTTGTATGGGTAGGACATGATTTATAAATGCTGGTTTAACATCTGATACAGTTATATCAATAGGGTTATCATCACTAGCAGATATAGCAGAAACAATAAAGAAATCAAAATAATTTCCAGGTTGGCTCATTACTACGTTTTCCCCAGAAATAAAACCTAATCTGTTTCTGTGAAAAAACATTTGTTGTATTGTTTCACCAGTGAAAGTAGGGAACGGGTTAGATACATCATCACCTACAAAGCGTTCTTTCCAATAATTATTATTGTTAGCACTGTTCGCAGTAGTTTCATCTAACTTAACAAAACTAAAGGTACCATTACGATTATTGATAAGAGCATGTGGCATTGTTGCGGGGTCTAAACCTTTTAACATTGGGTCATTACCTGAGCCATCAAAGTTATGTGGTCTTACAGTTTCTTCCCAGCTACCAGCTCCAGAAGTTCCGTTGTCAGCTTCAAACTTTACATAGTAGTCGTCTGTCTCTAAATCAGCAGTGTTAGATATTTGAGCTACGTACCCTTGTTTACACATAGCTGGTAGTCTACTAATATCCTGTGCCTTTTGACCTATGACACTCATGTTTTCGTTTACAGCACCACCAAGAAAGTTAACACCATCTGCAGCTGTGCCATTAAGAAATAAACCGCTACCTATAACTTCAGCAGTTACGTTAGCTAGATTGCTATTGACAGCACTTTTTAATCCATTAAGAATAGTCGCCATAGAAATAGCTCCATTGGTTGGATTTTTTGGTGTCTTGAAATAACCTATACCAGAAACATCTTCATATGTTGTTACTGGTTCTACAGCTTCCACTGATATACGGTAGGTTTCACCCTCCATAGTTACATCTATAAACTTACCCTCTGCTGTAGTCTTGTTTGTTTCTTTAATAAGACCGCCATCTTGTAGTGTTACTGTAGCTGTATATCTAACATCGTAATCTTGTACGTATCCTAAAAATTTAGTTTCAGTGCTTGAATCATTACCTTGATAAGTAGCAGTATTGTTTGCAATATAACTGTTACCATTTACCTGTAAACTACCTTCAATGTTTTCACAATTACTATTACTTGAGGAACCTGCTATTGCACTACCTCCAGAAAATGACCAAGTTAACGTACCAGATTTACTTTGATCTTCGTTAGTATCATCAAAGGTTGGCCCTTGGGCACTACCTCCAGACATCCTATCTACTTTTACAGAAGTAACCCTGTAGTAAGTGTTAGGTGTGGGAGCTGTACCACTATATAAAATGTATTCAGTATTATAAGCAACTGTATCAAGCCTTGCATATGAATAGTCTCCATTCAAAAGGGGTGCACTTGTAGTCGCTGTAGTTTTACCTACAGTTTTATTTGGGTTAGCTATAATTGTATAGTCTTGAATTGTGGTAACTGAATATGGTGATGTAGCTCCAGCTAAATAAGTAAATAATGAATCCCCGCTAGAATTTGTCAGAGATTTTTCAGACCCATCTGCAAGATCCCATACTCTTATAGGCATACTACCACTGTTAGATGGTGTGATTTGTACTATATATTTTTCATCTCCGTCTCTTAAAATGTCATACCAATGACCACTAGAAGTAGCATTAGTGAGAGTTCCTACAAACTCTGCAGGAGGACGTTTCTTTAGACCAAATGTAACATCTGGGACAGCATTATCACATACTCTTACCTGTCCTGGAAATTTAATTTTATCTGGCTGTTGAGATACACCTCCTAGAAAGTTAGGAATACGTTGGTTAATTGCTGCCATTACATTCTTCTTAATACTTTAAATGGTCTGTATACAGTGTTTGCATCTTGTTGATACTGGAAGTCACTAAAGATATTATGATCTGATTGCTTCATCTCATACTCCACTGCTAAGGCTCTAGCAGCTGCTTCATCTGTCTCTAATAACTTAGCAGATGGTACACTATTTACCATACGGTTAGAGGCGATTCTGGATGCTCTAACGGTAATATAATCTTTAAATGCTTGAGGTAGATCTTCAAAATCTAACATCCATACAATATCAAAATATAATTTACTACAATTTTCAAAGGTAAAGGTATGATTCTTTTTATCGTATACCTTCATTACACCATTGTCACTACGTCTAACCACATCATAATCCTTACCGTGTTCAAAGATATTAAGGTCTAGTTGCAGGACATTGTTAGGTATGATACATTGGTTGTTTGTATCGAGGTCTATAGGATACTGAGTCTCTGTGTTGTATGACCATCCCTCAGCTTGTATCTCACGGCAGACTTGCCTTAGAGTCTTCTGTGCTATAGCCACTTCGGGACTTTGCACCGTTAATGTATTAACTGGGGTTTCTCCAACGCTCATCAGGATTGAATTTACAGCATCTAGTTCGGTAGACACTCCGTAAGATATTTGTGCCATATAAAAAAGGGGGGGCGAGTGCCCCCGTATAAAAGTTAAACTTATGAGAAAGCGGCTGGCTTTGTAGTTGTTCCT